ACCAGACCTGCGAATACATTCCCAAGCAAGCCAAAATATCGAAGTTTGAGAAGCATCTTCAATAAAGGATTTGTGGAATCCTTTTTTAGCCCAAATCTCAAATCCGTATTGCACTAATGGAGTAATTGGGTATTCGCCAACTATTCCATCTGCCCTTGTTACTTTTAACTTTGCCATTTTTGCCCCTTAGTTTAGTTTTAGAATGTGCCTGTTGTTGCAACTGCAACTGTTGAATTACAGTTCCAAGTTACTGACATTGAACCAATATCGCCAACTGCTCCGTTGATATCCTGAGTTCCATTTACTAGGACGCTCATTGTGTACAAAGGATTTGTTGCTGATACTGCTGTTCCTTTTTCTTGAAGCAGAACTAGAGTAACAGTTGTTCCCCATGCTGACTGCAATGTTGCAAGAACATTTGCTGCTGCTGTGTCGTTTAGGAAGTCGATAGTTACTGAAGATGATTCTAGCCCCTTGACCGCCTTACGACTGCCATCTCCCATAGCGGTTACATCTAGTTCATCAAATTGACGGTTAAGTGTTACAGATGTTACATGGTCAGAAAGGTCAACGGAATTAACCTTAACGCCGACCTTGTTATTTAGAAATACAGCCATTTAGGTTATTCCTCTTCTTTCTTTGTAGATGCTGGTTTTGGTGCTGCTGGTGTTACCTGCCCGATTTTCTTCAGGAAGGCCTCGTTCTCTTTTTCCCATTCGGACATATTAACTCCAGGTGGTTAGTACGGACAGTGACATTTCGCAAGTAAGCAATGAGCCAGAGTCCACGTTTAGAACGCTTGGCTGACTTATTGCTCCCACATTATACGTCAAGGATGACGCTGCGAGTTTATTGAACACGCCAACTAAGGCTGTTTCAATTCCATTGAGGTTTCCTTCGTTATCAAACAAAGGAACAGTGATTACCAATTTAAAGTTGGCAGTTGGTGCAATTGTATTGTGCTGGTTGTTGTTAGGCGTTAGGTAAGGGTCATCTGGTGCGACAATGACAGAGTTAGCCAAAACAGTTGCAGGTGGAAAAGCAAAAACTTGCCATAAGGAATTATCAACTAAAGCGCTTGCGATAGTTGTTCTCAGTGTTGTTAATGCTGCTGGCATTATCCAACCATTGAACTTGGGCTAATCGCGTGGGCTAATAAACCTCTGACGCGTGCAAGTAAAGTATTTCCCATGCGGTAAGGCGATGGTGCAAAGTCTGGAGATACGCCGCCTGAATTAGAAACTTGACGTGCTTGCCAGATGTCAACTGAAATCATAAGTGCCGCTTCTTGTACGGCTGCATCTAGTGTGTAATCAACGTAAGTATCTGCTGCAACCTGGCCTAATGGCTCGACTGGATGATAGGGAGCAGGTGTGTTGTTGTTACCTGTAATGTTGTAAGTAATGTTGTAATCGCCAACGCCTGTGATTGTCTTAGAACCGTTGTGTTTTGTACCGTTGCCTGATATAACAACTGTCTGTCCTACATAAAAGACTTTTTCAACTAGAGTGTCAAAGTAAAGTGTTCCTGTTGTTGCTGTGTTGCTATGCCCTACGTTAAATGTGTAGTTGTTCCATAACATTGGAAGGATTACAACGTCAGCAGCGTCGCATGTCTGTTGAAGCGTAGCGTCGTTATATAAAGTTCCAACGCCAAGTGCGCTTCTAAGTTCTGCTACTGTGCAAAGTGACATTCTGAATCCTTTCTAAAGACTGAAGGCGGGGCAAGGGCTGCGCCCCGCCTTCAGTGACTTAGGGTATTGCTTACGGTGCTGTGTAGTTGAAGCGACGAACGCCCTTACCTGATTTAGCAACATAGAGTGCTAGGTATCCGTAAAGGTTGATTTCGATTTCACCTGAAGTCAATACGTTAACACGAAGTTGTGTTGTTGGTGACTCCCAAGCATATACAGAGCGTGGTGCAACTAGGAATGCTGAATCGTCAACGATTCCTGAAGTTGTGATGTTGTGGTCAACAATAAGGTCTGTACCAAGTACGCCACCAACAACAGAAGTTGCCACTGCGTTACCTGATGCATTGTATGTTGCGCCTTGTGCGGAATATAGCGCTCTTCCAGTGGTATCGGCGTATCCTGCAATTGCCGCCCATTGGTCTGTGCTTGCAACCAGTTTGTTAGCGAAATCTCCGCCAGTTCCCTTGTATGCTGCTGCGCCTTCTACTGAAATAAATGATTGAAGTCCTGCTGCTGTTGCAGCAACACCTGTTGCTACTGTTCCAGAAGTTGCAAATGCTGAAAGAAGTGCTGCATCTGTTGCCTTCTCGTACGCTTTACGTAACTCAGCCATCATTAATTCCATAAATGCGGGAGAACTGCGGTCCACCAATTCAAAACTCACTCTCTGGAGGCCACTCATTTTTTCCACATTTATAGTGTCATAACTGGAAGTCATCCCAGTTTCAGATGGTGCCGCACCTTCGTTTGTATCTGCAACTGTTGGTGCAACGTTTGGTGTTGACGCATTTACATAAAGGCGTGGAACAGTAAATGACATACCAGTTTCAACTAATGGTGAACGTGTTACTGCTTCAAATGCTGGACGTCCAGTAAATGTATCTGTAAGGAATGTTTGTAGATGACCTGGAAGTGTCAAACCAGTGTTTGTTGATGTTGAATCATCTGCTGCACGAATTGTACGACGTGCATCGTCATCACCAAGTGCTGCTTTGATGTTTGCTTCCAAGTATTGTGCTGATGTAATTGGTGCAACACGCTCGCGTACATTTGTAACGCTAACTGTTGGACGTGAGGCCTCTACCGCAGGGGTTTCGACCTCAGGAGTTGTTGCCTCTGCTGGAGTATTCTCCACGACGGCCTCACTTTCTGTTTGTTACAGCAGATACTTCGCGTAGAACACTTGATGTAACGTGCATGACGCCATTGCGTGAAGGCTTTGAAGACTTAACTTCTACGCCAACACTAAGTCCTGTAACTAAACCTTCTTGCGCCATAAGCAAATAGTCTGTTGCTTTGCTTGAACGACTTAAAGAAAATACTGCGTACACACCGTCTGCACGTGTTTCAAAGGATTGAGCGCGACCCAGAGGTTGTTTAATGTCATGTTGCGCCAAAAGGCGAATGGACTTAGGTTCTGGTATCTCTATTGAATCGCGTTCAAAAATAACTGCGCCTGCTGAAGTATTTCCTACTTCGCCTGTTCCCATTGGAACAATCTTGCCGCTAATTGTTCTTTCCTCTACTGAAGCAGTAAGTTCTGCTGCTTCTAGGGTAAATGTCATCATTTCAGACATTACATACCGCCATTTCCATTAGGTGTTTGGTCTGTCATTTCCATTGCCTGTTCTAAAGTAATTAGGCCTAAGGAAAGAAGTTTTTCTATTACGAGAAGTTCTTGCATTGGGTCTTGACGCAAAAATTGTTTGTCTAAATCAAAACGCACTTCGTTGCCATGTGCAGTGACATCATCGAGGCTGAGTCTGTCCTCAATCGCTGAGATAAATGGTTGCAAAGAGTACGCAACAAAATCTTTTCGTGAATCCAAGACGTTGGTGTATGTATAACTGGAGTTCATGTCTGCTGAAACATAGATAGCAGGTACGTTCATCATTCTTGCAATTTCAGTAGCAAAGAATTGCTTGCTTTCGTCGTACATCATTTCTTTAGGTGAGAAAGATGTTGCTTGATATTCTAAAGTAGATGTGAGATAAGCAGTCGCACGGTTATTGCGTGCAGACTTCCATGCTGCTAATAATCCTTGGACTTCTTTAGGGTCTAGGTCAGCACCGTTGTTCTTTAGTACGCCTGAAGGCATTGGAGTTGCCGCAGCAATTGATGCAGCCTTATTTAAATCTGCTGCTGCACGAATAAGTTCTTTGCCGCGTGCTAATACGCCTTCGTCAAATGCCTGAAATGTAATTAAACTTCCAAGGCCTTCCATTGGCACTGCATAACCGTCAACATAGTATTGAGTTACATATTCGTTTTCGATATTTAAATCAAATGTAACGCGAGTGTTAGCAACCCATTCAAAACGAGCAGGACGGCCATCATCTGCATAAAGTTCTGTAACCTTCCAATATGCAACGCCGTAAAATAGTAATGAGTCAACAGTCCAGGCAATAGTTACTGAACGTGGCTGCGACTTAGATGGTTGTTCTAACCAAACTGGTGAACCTAGTTCTTCGCCTGTTGATTTGCGGTATAACTCTAAAGGGATTGATGCAATTGTGCCTGCAATAAGATTGCGGCATCTAGCCAATGAGGCAATGCTCATGGCCTCTTCGCGACGAATACCAAGAACACCATAATTGTAAAGATTGTAATTTTCTGACATCAATTGCGGCGCATATTGCGCAAGGATTGATGATTCTTGCTTTTGTGGTGCTTGCGTATTAAAACGCGAGAAAATACCCATTTAGACAGTGTACCACATTATGTCTAACATTTGACAATTTCGTGTCGTTGTGTCTAGGCAACAATTTGAGGACGTGAAACTGGCATAGATAGTTTGTGGACCACCATTGCAGTTGCAATTGCTCCAGAAACATCGCCAGCGCTCTTACGTCTTACGATTCTCCAAGCAGTGTCGTTTGTCTTGGCTGCACAGTTGTTAAACATCTGCACTAACTCCTGCTGTCCTTGATGCTCGACCCTAGAGTTAACAAATCCGTCTAGGAGTTCCCCACACGCCTGATAGAAGCGCTGACCAGAACAATCTTCGACCATAACGCCTGAATTAGAAAGGCGGTCTGCAATTGACTGCGTGGTGTATTTGTCATACATCACCGCACGCGGTTTCCATTGGTCACAAAGCGCTTTGATGTCTGCGGCTATCTTTAAATCATCTACTGCGACTGAGTTTTCCCAAGTCTGCATTAATCCAAACCCTATTTTGCCAGAAGGAAGAATCTGGCCAGCAATAATGCTTGCATTGCGTCTTGACGGACTTACATCAAAGGCAAAGATTGTAATTGGTCCAGGTGACATAACTAAATCACTGTTTGAGGTTTCTTCGATAACGCCAAGCGGCCAAGGTGACTGTAATGAATCGACCCATTGACAAAGAGTTTCAGTTCTTGTTGTTTCAATACTAGATGTTGCAATTGATTCCTCAATTGCCTCTTCTGACACTGTATAGCCAAGTGCGGGGTTTGCCATTGCCCATGCTTCGCGGTCATCTATCTTGCAATATTGCGGTGCGCTGTATTCGTAATAGCCTAAAGACTTAGGTGGATAAGAACGCGCTCTTTCGATGATGGAATTAAGCACTGTGCTAAAAGCATCACCAGCATTAGTGGTATAAAGCGCTTGCGCATTAGCGCGTGCGCGTGTAACAGGTGTTGCAGCCTGAAAAGCCTCTTCTGAGATTTCGCGTAACTCATCAATCCATAAATAGTCGGCGGTTCTTCCGCGAGAACCATCTCTTGTTGCTGCAACAACATCTAAACGCGTGCCATCTAGTAATTCAATTGACTCTGTTCCATTTGCATACCTAATCTGCTTAACCATTGCCTTCATAGTCGGATTGCCTTCGATGATATAAGCAATCTCTCGAAATGAGGTCAATGCCATGCTTCTATTAGAGGACATGATAAGGATGTTCTTAGAAGGCCATTTAAACAGGTGTGCCAAACAGAGCATACGCGCAAAATGACTCTTTCCAGATTGGCGTGCGATTAATAGCAGGTTTGACTTGCGAATAAAATTACCTTTGCTATCAATAGCCAACATATCTTTTGCAATAAATTTTTGCCAAGGCAAAAGCGGTTGGCCAAGCATGTTAGCAATATCTTCTACATCTTTTACCAGAGATTTGCCTTTGAGGTATGGACTGTGAAGCCTTGGTTCAGTTGCCCCTCGTAAAACTTTTTTCCTTTTGGTTTGTTCTGTCATCACTCTGGTTTATTTTCCGATTGAAACGGACTGGTTCGAAGCGGTTTGGACCGTGTCGGGGAGGGACGTTCTGGAAAAACAGGGGGGGTAGAACCCTTCAATAAAAAAAGGCTTTCTGAGCGTGCGCCCTTGCGTATGTTACATGCTCTACATGAGGCTACTA